CTGGGCGAGCAGGCTGTGCTCAATCGCGAGATCATGCAGACGGGCACGGCGGCGGATGCCGACGTATTCGGTTACCAGGAACGCTATGCGGAATACCGCTACAAGCCTTCCAGGATCACGGGCATGTTCAACAGCGCGGATTCGTCCAGTTTGGATGTCTGGCACCTCGGCCAGGACTTCGCCGCTACGCCACAGCTCAACGGTTCGTTCATCAATTCGCAGACCCCTATGGATTGCATCCTCGCGGTGCCTTCGGAGCCTCATATGCTCCTGGACGTTTGGTTCGATCTGAAGTGTGATCGCGCGATGCCGGTTTACTCCGTGCCGGGCATGGTGGACCACTTCTAATGGGCTGGCTCTCCAAGCTTGTCAAAGGTGATTGGTCCAACCCGTTTGACAATGTCAAATCGGGCACCAAGAACTTCCTGGAGCAATCTTGGAATGATCCTTTCGACTGGGCCGGTTACGGTGGCTCCGGTGCCGACATTCTCAAGGGCCTTGCCGGTTACGGCGTCGGCAATTACATCGGGGGGGCCACCGGTATGTCCGGCTGGGATTTTCTGAAAGACGCCGGTGGCGTCGCTATGGACTGGTACAACACCACTTCGGCTAACCAGGCCGCGCGGAACATGGCGCGCGATCAGATGGCGTTTCAGGAACGCATGAGTTCCACCGCTTACCAGCGAGCTATGGCCGACATGAAAGCGGCCGGCCTTAATCCGATGCTTGCGGCTAACCAGGGCGGGGCGTCCACGCCTGGTGGCGCCTCCGCTCCGGTACTGAAGCAACAGACGTTTGACAACGTGCAGTCTGCCCTCAATGGGCAGTCGGCTCGCCAGCTGCAACGCGCGCAATCCGAAGGCGCGCTTGCTGGCGCCGACTCCGCCAGGGCGAGCGCCGCGAAGTCGACCGCTGAGCTTGGCTCGGTCGCCCAGAGTATCCAGGAGTCCATCGCCAGGACGGATTACACCAGGGCCCAGGAAGCGCAGCTGGCGAAGGTCGCCGAGCAGATCGCGGCCACTATCGAGAATTTGCAATCGGGCACCCAGGTCAACACGGCCAGGGCAGCCACCGAGAAGCTTAACCAGCAGCTGCGCGAGATGGATCTCACGTATTACGAGGCCAAGATCATTGCGGACGCTGTTCCTGGTTTGGCCGGCGCCATGAAACAGTTTTTCGGGGGCAAGGGTCCCCGCCAGGGCAAGATCACTTCCCCACCTCGAGGTAACCACTAATGTCTCAACTCGTCGTTCGGCCGCGTCGCTTCCGCGAGCGGCTTTTTCAGTCCTCCGAGGGTGAGTCCATGTGCGAGCGTTCGCACGCGGACTCCGTCAACGTCAACAACATCGTCGCCAGGTTCCATCGGACCGGCGAACTTCCTAAGCCGACCCACGAACCGATTTACGAAGATGTGACCGGTCTCCAGGGCGACTACCGGGAGCGCCTGGAGTTCTTGGACGGCGTCAAGGCTCGTGTCGAAGCCTGGTATTCCGAGCAGGCCCGGCTCGCCGAGGCTGCGCAGGCGCCTCCCACTCCTACGGATGCCCCTCCTGCCTCCTGAGCGCCTCTCTGGCGCGTTTTCTACCTCTACCCACGGCTACCCTAGCGGGTAGCTTTTTTTTTTGCTCTCAGCTCTTCCTATGCGGTTGTTACCGCTTAATCCGATTCTTCGGCTCATATTCGAACAATTATTCGATTACCTCCCCCGCGCGCGTGCGTTACGCGTGCGCGCGTTTCTACATGGCTTTTCTTACACCTACCTAGCGTGTCTTATCCCCTTTTTTGCTAAGGATATTCATGTGTCCACTTTTCAGGCAGGGGCAGCTATCGGGTCTGGGGCGGAGCCCCAGCGGGGATGACGGGGCGGAGGCCCCGTCGCCGGTGGGTAACCGGTACTCCGGTTATCCACGGGCTATTGACGTGCTACAAGTTCTGAGCGTAGGCTCGTTGCCAGATGACGGCTTGATTACATCTGGCAACACTGACAGGGCACTCTCATGAAGCGTTCACGTTCCAGCACTCGCGGATTCACCAGCTCCGCGCGCAAGGTTCACCCGCGCAACCAGGTACGTCTCACCCGTGGTGGCACGCGTCTGTGACCTGTCTTAACCCGTTGGGTGGCTGGCATGCACGCAATCCGAATCCTGATACTGGTCGCTATGGCGTCACTTTCCGGATGCGTGACGGTTGGCAAGATCGGCCCATCGACCTCCCGTGCGGAAAGTGCGCCGGATGCCTGGCCGATAAAGCCTCCGGCTGGGCCGTGCGGTGCTATCACGAGTCCACGCAACACGAGCGCAATTGCTTCGCAACGCTCACCTACGCGGACCCACCTCCGCCCGAGTTGGACAAGGACCACCTTCAACGGTTTTTTAAGCGACTGCGTGCACGCGGGGTTCGATTCCGGTATTTCGCTTGCGGCGAGTACGGCTCCATCACCCGCCGCCCGCACTACCACGTTTTGTTTTTTGGGCAGGATTTCCTCGATGGTTCCGAACGGGCCTTCGATTCGAAGTACTACCAGCACCCCATCCTCACGGATGCCTGGGGCTACGGTCGCGTCACGCTCGGGGCTTGTGAGCCCGCGAGCGTCTACTACTGCACCGGCTACCAGCTCAAGGACCTGGCGCAACCTGGCACGTTCCACCTCGCCAGCAAACGACCCTATATCGGGTCGGGCTGGCTTGCGAAGTATCACGACGATATTGTCAGGAATGGATTTGTGACGATTGACGGCCAGCGCCGGCCGGTGCCCCGGAGTTACCTCCTGCGGCCGGAATTTCGCTTTGAGTTCGAAGCACTCAAGGATTCTCGCCGCGACCTGGTGGAGTCCCGGACTCCGGAAGAAGTCGTACAGATTCGCGACAGTGCTCGCGCCAGGGAAACCAACTTGCTTGCGCGCCAGAAGGGCGCGCTGAGGAGCGATCGGATATGAATTGCATTTTCCAGCTCGTGCGCCCCGATGACGGCACCAGGCTGCCGGCGGTTACGCTCACCCGCTCCGAATATGCACGCGTCCTCAAGGACTGCGTGCGCGACGCGCCACAGCTCCTGGACTGTTACGTCCTGGTCCTGGCGGTCGTTGACGACAAGGACACCGAGTTCAAGCTCTGCACCGCGCCGATGTTGCGCGTCGAATCGTTCATCAACCTGTTCGGAGAAGCCGACAATGTCCAAGATGTTCCGCCAGCCGCCCGTGGCATCGGCTCAGGGTCACTTTACCAACACGCCGAAGGCTGACGTTTCGCGGTCGAAGTTCGACCGCTCGCACGCTCTCAAAACGACGTTTAACGCGGACTACCTGGTGCCGATCTACGTCGATGAGGTGCTGCCTGGCGACACCTTCAACCTGAAGGAAACGTGCTTCGGTCGCATGGGCACGCCGCTGCGGCCGCTCATGGATAATCTCTATATGGAGACCTTCTATTTTTTCGTTCCGAATCGCCTGGTCTGGGACAACTGGCAGCGGTTCTGCGGGGAGCGCACGTCGCCCACCGATGACCCCAGCACCTTGACGGTGCCGGTCATGACGGTTGAGCTGGGCGATATCGACTCGTTGCACGTTCTGAATTACCTGGGAGTTCCCCAGGGCGGCACCGGGCCTGCGCTCATGAACGCTCTGCCCTATCGTGCGTACCAACTTTGTTGGAACGAGTGGTTCCGCGATCAGAACCTTCTGGACCCCATCACCATCAACACGGGCAATGGCCCGGATGCGATCCCGGCGGGTCCGATTCCTCCGCTCATTCGCGGGAAGCGTAAGGATTACTTCACCAGCTGTCTCCCGTGGCCGCAGAAGGGGGACCCCGTTTTGATCCCGGTCGGCCCCATCGTCAACGACGGTACCGGCATGCAGTTCAAGGCCGGGCAGTCGGGTACCGCGGCCAACATGCAGATCAACACGACGGGCGATTTCACATTCGCGGGGACCCCTCCGGGGACCATCACGGCCGCGATGTACGGTGACCGCGGCCTCACCATTGACCAGTCCGCGGCTACGATCAACGACCTGCGTGCGGCCTTCCAGATTCAGAAGCTCCTGGAGCGCGATGCACGCGGCGGCACGCGGTATATCGAGCTCATCCTGGCGCACTTCGGCGTCCAGTCGGATGACGCCAGGCTTCAGCGTCCGGAGTACCTGGGTGGTTCGCACTCCAGGATCAATATTGCTCCGGTGCCTGCGACGTTCCACAACACGGAGGTTGCCCAGGGCGAGCTGGCCGGGTTCGGCACCGCGGTGACCCGCGGCGGTTTCAACAAGTCGTTCACTGAGCATGGCTATATCATCGGCATGGTCAATGTCCGTGCCGACCTCACCTATCAGCAGGGCCTGGAGCGCATGTTTCAGCGCGCGACTCGCTATGACTTCTACTGGCCCGCTCTCGCTCACCTGGGCGAGCAGGCTGTGCTCAATCGCGAGATCATGCAGACGGGCACGGCGGCGGATGCCGACGTATTCGGTTACCAGGAACGCTATGCGGAATACCGCTACAAGCCTTCCAGGATCACGG